GAGTTTATGACTGCAAAAGTTACAAAACTATTAAAAATGAGAGACAGTTTAGATGATGGGCTGGTTTGTGGCGTTATCTATGAATTTGATTTCAAGGTGAGAATCTAAAGCTTCGGCAATTTTTTCTAAGTCAGATGTTCTAAAATCGTTGTACCGCATTTTGTTTGATAAATTTTGTCGTGTTTGTCCTGTTTTTGCAGCAAGTTCTTTTAGTTGCATGTTATTTTTTTCAATGCAGCATTTTCTAATATACTTTGTTATGTCCATAAGTGCATAGTAAACTATGAGATTAAAAAAAGCAAGAAAAAATATACAAAATACACAAAAAAATTAATTTTTCACTTGACATAGTACATTAGATAATGTACTATGAGAATATAAAGAGCAAACAAAACAAACTTTTTTAGCCGCAGGAGGCACACTATGTTAAAATTCAATTCTTTTTCTTCAATCCTTAGCCGCCTTGAGGACGCTTGGGGCTTCTCAACCCTCAGCACAAACTATTTTTCTGCTTTTGTAAAAAAGTATGCTGTAAATTCATACAAAGACGGCTCAACTCTTTGTTTTGATTTTGCAGACGGTTCTTCACTTTCTTGTGACAGCCTTGACCCGTTCAGCTGCAAATATGCTACATACATTTCAGCTGACTTGCGCTTAGTGCACGAGTTTGTTGCTTAATCCAAAAGCCCTCAAAAGAGGGCTTTATAATAGAAGAAAAAAAACAATTATAGGAAACAATAGGAAACTATAAGAAAAACACTTGACAAAAAAAAAAGAAATGTCATTTTAATTTATCTTAATTTTTTCAGTATTTTCGAGGAGGAAAATATGACAGAAAACAAAGCTGTAGATTACATGAGTGTTGAAGATGACAACACCGTCTGTGAAGGTTTGCTTAATATCCGCATGGTTGCGGATCTGTTTATCAATGCTGATAAAAACGGCACAACTTTGCGTCCGGCAACATTGGTTACAATCGGCGGTTTTCTTATAGCAGCCACAGATGCCATAACAAACGCCACAGGCATAAAAATATGAGTGCAAGCCCTGAAGAGAATTCTTTGTCTTTTTCGGGGCTTGATATGTTCAGAGAAATGTTTTCGTTCTTTGAGCTGCCGCCAGAAAAAGAAGATGCCTGTCATTCATATTCAGAAAAAGTTCATGCATACATTGACGAGCTTAAAAGCCACAACACACCAGAAGATGATGAATTTGCACTAGGGCTTGAACACTGGCTGCATGACATATTTTCTTGCCGTATATAGTGTACGCTCAAGCGTACAATTAGAGAAAATTAAATAGTTTTGTTTCACTCCATAGAACATGATACTAGCATGGCATGGAGTGAAAATTTACTTGAAGCGCAATATACCGCGCCGAATGGAAAAACATTTACTTTTCTTTATGTTGATGTTGAGAAAGAAACAGACCTAAAAACATCGACTTTTACGTTTCCGTCAAAAGACGGTGCGCTGGTTCAGTCTCTTGGCAGAGGCGGGCGGCGGTTTCCGCTTGAATGTATTTTTGCCGGCCCTGACTGCGTGGAACAGGCAGACGCTTTTGAAAAGGCTCTTGAAGTTGCCGGTATCGGCGAATTGCAGCATCCTGTTTATGGTACACGCAAAGTTGTTCCGACTGGCAGCGTCAAACGCTCAGACAAAATTTCAACAGCTTCAAATATTGCAACTGTTTCTTTAACTTTTGCAGAAACCATTGTTGACGAAGCTATGCCAGACAGCGCAATTGCGCAGGCTGAAGAAATCGAAGAGGAATATCAAGCCGTTGAAGAATCTGCAACTGACAATTTTTCATCAGAGATTGAGGTTTCTGATGCTTCTGAGCAGATAAGACTTACAACGGTTCTTGAAGAAAATGTAACGGTTTCTTATATGGCAATGAAAGACATTGCTCAAGAGAATCTTTGCAATACTTCTGGAGTTGCAGAAGCAGGGGTTCAGGCAGAAAAAAATGAAGCTGCGTGGGAAACATTTCAGACGTTAAAAACACAGACAGAAGATTTTGCTCAAAAAATTAAGGCTGGCAGCAAAGAAGCGGCACGCAATTTTGCAACAAGTCTTTTTGCAATTTTCAAGCTGCCGGCAACAAGTGTTACTTCTCCGCTTAAAACTGTTGCATCTTTTATTACTGCAAGTTCAAATCTTAAAAGCACTTTTAATGTAACGCCGGTAAGAAAGAACGATATCAAAAATCAATTTGCCTCAACCGCTCTTTCTCTTACGGCAACTGTCTCAAGCACTGCAAGAGCTATTCTTTCTGCGGCACAGTCAACAGATGTAAAAAAGGGAACAGGATTCAGGAACCGCGAAGAGGCTGTTCAGGCGATGGCTCAGCTCGAAGAGCTGTTTGATTCATACACAACATACGTTGACAGCTATGACAGCAAGAATCTTTCGCTTGATGTAAGTGACACATATTACAATCTGCACAAACTTGTAACTGACACAACTTGGTATGTTCTCGATACAGCTTTTAATCTGCCTGCACGCCGTACAATTGTTATTGACCGTGACCGACAGCTTTTAGAGCTGATTGCAGAGCTTTACGGCAATTTTGACCGCATTGATGAGTTTATCCAGGAAAACAACATAAACGCTGATGAAATGGAACTTCTGCCAATGGGCAGGGAGGTTTGCTATTATGTCATATAGTCACACAGTTCAAAAAGGCGACACGCTCGGCAAAATTGCACTTGCAAACACTGGTTCGTGGTCACGTTGGCCGGATATTGTTAAGGCAAATCCACAGCTTGCAGGGCGTAAAGCTGCATCAGACGGTTCTCCACTTATCTTTCCAGGCGATATTATTATCATTCCGGATCAGAAAGTTCCTGAAGAAAACGTTAAGGCAAACACGCCTGTTCAAAAGCTTTCTGATTCAGAGCACAATTTTTCTCTTTTGCTGAACGGTACATTGTTTACGGGCTTTACAGCGTTTAAACTTGTTTTGAACGATGACGCGCCTGACGCTTTTTCTTTATCTGCGCCTTTTGACCCTGACAAAGATATTTTTAAGAATTCTTTCAAACCGCTTACATATCTTGATGCGGTTCTTTATTACAACAAAAAGATTGTTTTTGCCGGCAAACTTCTTGTTTCTGACCCTGAGATTACACCTGACAGCAGAACTGTTAATTTACAGGGTTATGCAAAATGCGGCGTTTTAGACTGCACACTGCCTGACACGCTTTTTCCGCCTTCTTACAGCGGCATGACTTTAAGCGCAATCGCAAAAAATGCCTGCGCTCCTTTTGGCATTAATGTAATTCTTGAAGGTTCAGACGGCGCACCTTTTGATGATGTTGCTTATGATGTTGGCGATAAGATTCTTGATTTTTTGACTACACTTGCAAAACAGCGCGGTCTTGTTTCTACAAACGCGCCTGACGGCTCTTTACGTTTTTGGAATGATAAACCCGGCAAATCTTGCGCAACTTTTATTGAAGGCGATATTCGCTTTATTGACTGTAAGCCAAAGTTTGACGAAACAAATTTTTATTCTCATGTAACTGGTTACGCCAAAATCAATGAAGATAAAGACGTTAGAAACAAGCCTGATAAATTCACTTTTGAAAATCAATATTTAGTAAAAAACGGCGTATTAAAACCTTTTGCATATGTTGTGGACGATTCTGAAGGTTCGGATCTTGAAACGGCTGTAAAAGCAAAAGCTGCAAGTATGTTCTGTACGTGTGTAAGCTACGAGCTGACAGTTACAGGCGTTGTTGATAAAGACGATGTTATTTTTCAAAAAGGCTGCTGCGTAACGGTAAAATCACCGACTGCGCAAATTTATAGCGAAACAAAGCTTCAGGCAAAAAATATTGAAATAAGCTTAGATGATTCACAAGGGCTTATTACAAAGATGCAGCTTGTTTTGCCTGGTTTGCGCAATAGTGAAGTTCCGGCAAAGTGGCCGTGGGAGCAATAAAATGAACAGAATAGGCAGAATTTTAAAAAACCGCATGGAAAAATTTATTTTTAACACGATTGAAAGCCGCTTTAATCTGAACACTGAATCAAAGCTTTATGCGCCTGCAGGCGTTCATTGTGTGCCTCTAAAAGATGACAGAATGCTGCTTTGCAAAATTGACGGCACGGGCAAATTTGCTGTTGCCGGCACGCTTAACGTTTTACAGCCTGGATTAGACAGCATTTCAGAAGGTGACATATGGCTTTTTAGCCGTGACCCTGGAAGCGGCAAATACAAAACATGGATAAAGCTGAATCACGACGGCACTCTTGAAATTGATACGCCTAGTAATGTGACTATCAACAATCACGCAAAAGTTGATGTTCATATTACTGGAGAAACAACCCTGCAAGTTGATGACAAAGTTGATATCAAGGTTAAGGGCACAACAACTTTCGAATGTAAAGATGACACCACTGTTAAATGTGATACAAAAGTTACTGTTGATGCTCCAAATGTAACGGTTCAGGGCGGCACGCTTGTTAAAAACGGCTCTGTTCCTGCAACCGGATCAGGTGGTTTTTGTGCAATTCCGATTTGCCCTGTTACGGGAATGGTACACGTCGGCACTGAAATCGTTGAATAAAGGCGGTAAAAATGGCAACAGCAGATTTTGAAGGGGATGTTTTTCTGAATCTTACTGAAGACGGCTGCGAAATGAATATTGAGAACGGTCTTGTTATGTCTGATAAAGGTTTTAACACGTCTGTTCTCATTTCTCTTTTTGGCGGCAATGTTGAGGATTCTGGAAAAGTTGAGAATCGTTCGGGCTGGTGGGGTAACTACACAGCGCAAAACACAGAGAAAATTCAAAGCAGATTTCAGGCGGTAACAAACGGCAATCCGTTGACTGTTGCAAATGCAAAAGAAGCAATAAACGCTGCAAAGCTAGACCTTGACTGGATTGTTTCAAACGGCATTGCAGATGAAATTGCTATAAACGGAAAAATTGCCGGGGTTAAACGGCTTGAACTTGAAATAACACTAATTAAGGACGGTGCTGATATTTTCAGTAACACATATTCAGTTAACTGGGAGGCTATGCGAAATGGCGCGAGAAAATAAGACGATAGACGAAACTTATAACATTCTTTATGAAGGTTTTTGTTCTAAATTTGGGCAGACGTTCCGGCTTTTGCCGAAAAGCTTTATTCACATTTTATGCAAGATTACTGCCGGTCTTTTTATTATTTGCTACAGAGATGTTGCCTGGTGGGGGCTTCAGCAATATCCTGAGAAAGCTTATTACGGCAACGTATCATTTTTGGGCATAACAATAAATCCGCTGATTATGCTTGGCGATTTGTACGGGGCGGGCGAGCCAAAAGCAGCAACACAATGGCAAGGCAAGATTGCTGTTACAGTTACTAGTGTCGGCTCTTACTTATACTCAGGTACACAGCTTAAAAGCAATGTTACCGGCAAGATTTATCTAACCGAAGAAACTGTTTTGCTCGAAGGAGAACAGGTTGTTATTCCGGTTAAATGCGCTGCAGGCGGCACTGTTGGCAATCTTGATATTGGTGACAATATTGATTTTGTGTCTGCTCTGGGAACGGTTGGAAAAACAGCCATTGTTTCTGAAGTTGTAAAAGACGGCAACGACGAAGAAACAGAAGCAGAATATCGCCGGCGCGTAACTATACGTTTTAACACAAAGTTGCATGGCGGTTCTTATGCTGATTACCGCGAGCGGGCTAGTGAAGTTACCGGCGTTTTGCAGACATATATCTATGGCGATTGCGAAGAAATATCCGGGGAAAACTGGACGAGCACGGGCGTGATTATTTTTGTTGCTGGTGAACCTGAGCTTTATCCGGACAGGATTCCTGATGCGGCTTTGTTAAAACAGGTCGGCTTGTCTTGTACTTATGACCCTGAAACGGGGCTTATGCGCAAGATGCTCGGTCAGGTAATTGATCCGCTTTATGATGAAAGTTTTCAAAATGTCAGGCCGGTTGTTGTCAAACCTTTTGATGTATTTATTACAGGTTTAACTGGCATTGACGTAAGTGATTTTATTGACGGTGCAAAAGCTGCCTTAAACACATATTTTGATGCACGTGAGCCATACATAAAAGGCTTAACCAATGAAAAGAATATCACAAATAAAATCACTTATAACAATGTTGCAGGCGTAATGAACGAATATGCAACAAGTGTTGGCGCAGACTATTTAAGCATTGAGCTTAAATCTAATGGAGAAGATGTAATTACTTACACTTTGGGTTATGGCGAGCTTTCTAAGCTTGGAACTTTTTATATTGATGGAGTTCCAGTATGAAATTTTTTGAAACTATAAAAATGCTTTTTCCGCGCTCGAAGCTTTTCAAATTCTTTCCGGGCAACACGCTTACAAAGTTTTCAAAGGCTTTGGCTGTTCTGCCTGAAGATGTACGTACTGAAGCTGAAAAGAATCATGCTGACTTGTTCCCGCTTTCAACGCGCAACCTCACAGAATGGGAAGATGCTTTTGAGCTGCCTTTTACTTATCTTCTTACAGAGGTTCAGCGTAGGAGCTTTTTGCAGTCTATCTGGCGGTCACGGCACGGGCTTGCAACCGCGCCTTTTTTGGAGATGATGCTCAATTATTTTGTTCCTGGAATTAAAGTAATCGAGAATATTCCTGTGCGTATGCCGCGTGCAAATAGTGTTGCTTACACATGTATTGACGGCAACAAATACATGAGAAACGGCAATAAATACGCAATAGATGGCCGCCGTATCGGCGACAGGCATTTTTCTCCGACGGTTCTAAAAACAAACTATACGCAAGAATACAACATACCGCAAGATTCTCGTTATTGGGAAACTTGCTTTTATGTTTGTGGCAGTGTTTTGCGAAATGTTTATCACGAAATAATTCTTGTCCGCAAGATTCAAGTTTCGGCAATTTGGAAGCCTTTTATTGAATATATTATTTTGCAAATCAAACCGTCTCACATGTCTGCAATTATGTTCATTGAATACATCTAACATAAACAAAGGAGTAAAACATGATTCTAATAGACGAAACCTATTCAGAATACACAGGGCCGAAAACAGAAGATTATCCAGGCGGCCAGGCGGTAGATGCGTCAACAGACGAAGGCTTTGACGGTACTGAGTATAAAGCACGATGGCATAATGATGTAATTGGTGCTTTTCACGCCGTATTTGTTGCTGCTTTCGGTGACATAAACCGTGTAACAAACCGGCCTGACAATGTGAATGATTCTGACTTTTTACGTGCTTTGCAGCAGCTTATGCACGTTCAGGCTGATGCAGCGCGTCTGCTTACTGACATAATCGGTGCAGAAACTGTTTTATCTTGGGAAAGTCTCAACATTTACTGGACACCAGAAAAGCACTTTGCAGCTTTTGCGAATTTTGCCGGAAAGTTTAAAGACTATTTGCCTATTAAATCGTGGGCAGAAGATGACGGCATACATATTTACATTCGGCGTGTTGAAGACGGTGTAATTATTGACGGTACACCGGCTTTAAAGTGGAACACAAAAAAATGGGGTGAATTTAAGTGGGGGCAGGATGTAGCTGTTCCAGTTAATATTATTGTAAAGGAGGTGTTTACTGAATGATTGGCTATCCATCGGTTTTAAACACTAAAGAAGATTATGAAAATGCTCTGGCTTATGTTAAAGAGCATAAAGAATTTGGTTCAAGATTCAAAGCTCAGCTTGAGAACTTGAAAAACAATGTTTACAAAAAGGTTCTGAAAGAAGGTTCTGAAGAAAAAGACCCTGAAGAGCTTACATCAGACGATTTTGTTGATGTATATGATCCGGCGTGTGAAAAAGAAAAGCTCGGCATCACAGATGCAGAAATTGACAAAATGATAAAGGAGATTAAGTAATGGATATTACAACAGCTCATGTTTATTCTGACAATCGCACTCAAGAAGAACAAGACGAAGCAAAAGTTTCTATCATCGGCGAGAACACAAATGTTAAGTGTACTGGCAGCAGTTTTTTAACTAAAAAAGACCCGTTTGCATATAATGATGACAACATCATTTTCAAAGGCGGGACAGCCATTGATTTTTTCAACGGTACAGACTGGATGCGGTTTGTAAACCGTGAAGATTTTGATTTTGCGCCTGCAGCAAATCTTGATTCAGGCGATACGCTTGAATATGGCAAAGATTATTACGTTTATCTTTGTTTTGACGGTAACACGCCACAGCTTGTTGTTTCTAAAAATGCAACATATCCTAGCGGTTACACGGCTTTAACATCGCGCAAAATTGGCTTTTTCCATTATGGCGCGGTGCGCAAGGTTTCTGATGACGGCAAATGGATTCCGGTCGATTCAAACGGCATCAAATTTGGCGCAACAGGTACAGTATGGCAGCAGAATGTAACAAAAGGCGTTATTCCTAATTCAATCGGTGACTTGAAAAACAGACCAGCGGTATTTATGCCGGGTATGGCAAAGGTTGGCAGAATTTGGATGTGCATTTATCAAATGTCTCAGGCAGAACCAATAACATTCATGGCAACAACAAACGGTTTGCATGTGCAAACTGGTGCGCTAAAATCATCTTATGGTGCGATTCCGGTTACTGGAACAGAGGGCTGTAACCAATATAACTTTGTTGAGCTGGCCGGAATTCAGGGAATGCGCTTGCCGCATTATTCAGAATGGCTGCATGGTGCTTTCGGCACGCCGCAAGGTCAAGACGGTTCAAATTCTTATGGTTGGACAAAAACAACGAATACAGCAAGAACGTATACAGGCTGTAGTGTTGACACTGGTACTGGCGAATATTCAATTGCTGGAGAAAAGCCTTATGCGGTTTCGGCAAACAATCTTGTTGATTGCGCCGGAAACGTGTGGGAATGGCAAGAAGATTACACAATGCGCCAAGACACAACACTGTCATGGAACTGGTATAATGTGTTAGGCGCAAACATGGGACAGGCGGACTTGCCGAATTCGTTAGGCTTGGCGGCTTTGCGTTGCGGCGGGGCTTGGGGTGATGGCGTGCATTGCGGCCCTCGGTGCGTCTATCTGGGCAGTTATCCGTGGTTCGTGAATCCGAGCATTGGGGCGCGGTTCGCCTGTGACGCGGCATAGCCGCGCTCTGTTCTTCTGATGAACTGCGGCACTGGTTTTCCGGAGGGGAAATTCAAACCCTCTAACAGCGTTGAGAATCTGATTTTGTATCAAAAATTTGTTGACTTTGTTGACTGGTATGAGCCGATTGTTGAACGTTATCCAGCGTGTCAAAAGCCGGCACTATGCGCGGTAACAAAGAATACATGTTACAAAATCATTCGGCTGATTATTCAAACCAATAGACGGCGTGATATGTTGCCAGGCTTATATGACATTGATACCGAATTACAGGTGCTAAGATATCATGTAAGACACGCGCATAAACGCCGTTACCTGTCAAACAAGAGCTATGAGACAGCTGCAAAGAAACTTGTTGAAATAGGTAAAATTCTTGGCGGTTTGATTAATAAAAAAGGCAGTTAATGCAAAAATTCGGCGAACTTGCCGAATTCGTTAGGCTTGGCGGCTTTGATTTGCGGCGGGAATTGGAATAATGGCGTGCATTGCGGCCCTCGATGTGTCAATCTGAACAATTACCCGTGGAACGTGAATTCGAACATTGGGGCGCGGTTCGCCTGTGACATATAATTTGTAAAAGACAGTCTAAAAAAATACTGCAAAGTTTACGGACTTGCAGTAGTGACAAATTAATATAAGTCAGATTAACTGCCTTGTTTGTGCTTTTAAGTACAGGCAGAAA